GCATATTCCACAAACTATAAATTTAATCAAGACCGGATTAATCAGCGATCAAATACGTGGGGCAATTAGTAGCAGTAGTCAAAGAGATCCTATAAGTGCTGTGTTTGGATTTAGTACTCCTGGTAGACCTTGGCAAAATCAAGATCCGGCAAATGATCCGGGACTTAGAAACAAATTATTATCGGGTGATTTTAATCCACAAGATTTTAACGTAACAACAAGAGTGGGGGGTCATAGTTTAACTTTAGATGATGGCGATATCTACGGCAAAAACAACATGGTAAGATTGCGGACCGCGGGTGGCAATCAAATCATAATGAGCGATAGCGAAAATTTAATTTATGTCAGTAACAGTCAAGGTACTGCTTGGATAGAACTAACAGCGCAAGGTGACGTTCTTGTATATGGGGCTAAAGATTTAGCTGTAAGAACTCAAGGCAACATACAAATGCACAGTGATCGAAGCATTAATTTTAATGCAGGCGGTAACTTTAGTATAAATGCCGAAGCAAGTGTCAGGATTCAAGCTCAAATTATTCAAGCAAGCGCAGAAACATTTTTAAATTTATATGGTAAGCAAACGCAAATAAAAGGTCAAAGCAGCACGGGTATAGTGTCTGGTGGGTCGATGCAAATAAAATCCGGCGGGGCTATGTTGTTAAATGGAGCAAAAATTGCATTAAATGGCGAAGGCGGCGGCGGCGCTGTAGGTGCACCTCAACCTATTAAGCAATATAATTTGCCTGACACGATTATTAATAACAATAGGTGGGAAGCATATCCAGATTTAATTCAATCTATTAACAGTGTTGTTCCTACTCACGAACCTTACATCAGAGGTAACATTGCAGTTGAAGCTGCCACACAAACTGCAATTCAGGAATCATTAGCTTTTGATATTAATGGGAGGCCCATTAGCCCACCAGTTAATTTAAAAAATATAGGTCCCAAACAAGCAGAAAATAATTTGATAAACAATCCTGCTCCCAGTGGGGAATTCATTTCACAACCTTCCCCTACTGCTGGAATAGGTGAACTAGGTACATCAGACGTGCAGGCTTTTATGGCACAGTATGGGTATAGTTCTTCAAACAACGATTACACAGCATTAGATTCTACAGGACAGGTAGGAAAATATGCTTTGACTACTTCGGATCTCGTGTCACAAGGATACCTAATAGAAGGCACTCCGCAAACTAAAGAAGCATTGGAAAACCCCAATAACTGGATTGGAAAAAACGGAGTAAACAGTGTTGAAAACTTTTTAAATAGTCCTGCACTGCAGGAAAGAACTATGTATGATGTTACAAGGCAAACTTATGCTGATTTAGAATCGTCCGGATTAATTTCTGCCTCAACATCAAAAGAGGATGCTGCGGCACTATTAGGTGCGGCAAAAAAATCAAATGTAGACACAGTTTTTCAATGGGTTACACAAGGAACGGCAGTGGACAATTCGATTATAAATTCTTATAACTCATCTAAGTACAGCATCACTCAAGTTCCCGTAATAGAAGAAAGCAATCGAAGTAAAATAGGAAATTAACGCTATGGCAATGTATAACGGTTTTAGTACAGTAGATAATATAAAAAAATATCGTTTAACTGATTTTGATCTGGTAAAACGTGACATTCAAAATCATTTTGCGATTCGAAGAGGCGAAAAACTTATGAATCCTGAATTTGGCACTATTATATGGGATATGTTGTTCGAACCATTGTCCGACGAAACTAAAAATGTTATCATTCAAGACGTGAAAAAAATTATCGCTAATGACCCCAGAGTAGCGGCCAATAATGTTTTAGTAACCGAGTTTGATAGAGGAATTCAAATTGAAATTGAGTTAATTTACATATCAACCAGTCAAGTTGGGACCATAATAGCAAAATTTGATCAAGCTAATTCCCGTCAGTCTTTATTGGCATAAAACTATTAGATTATTACCCAATAAATATTAATAAAGAGATTATAATGGCAGGCACAACACGACAAAACAGTTTATTAGTCAATCAAGATTGGACAAGAGTATACGAAAGTTTTAGAAACGCTGACTTTCAAAGCTATGATTTTCAAACTCTGAGAAAGTCGATGATAGATTACATCAAAATCTATTATCCTGAAAATTTCAATGATTACATAGAATCCAGTGAGTATATAGCATTAATAGACTTAATTGCATTTTTAGGCCAAAGTTTAGCATTTAGGACTGATTTAAATGCAAGAGAAAACTTTTTAGATACTGCAGAACGTAGAGACAGTGTTCTGAAATTAGCCAGACTAATTAGCTATAGCCCTAAAAGAAATCAACCCGCCACAGGTTTTATAAAATTTGATAGCATACAGACTACAGAAAGATTAAAGGATAGCAACGGAATTGATTTAACTAATCTTATCGTAAAATGGAATGATCCAACCAATGTTAATTGGTATGAACAATTTGTGACTATTATTAATTCGTGTTTGCCAAGAAATCAACAAATAGGAAAACCTGCAAATAGCCAAGTTATTGCCGGCGTGACTAATGCAGAGTACAACATTAACCTACCCTCGAATGCATTACCAGTTATCCCATTTAGTTCATTGGTGGACGGGGCAGCATTAACTTTTGAAGCAGTCAGTGGTACTAGCATAGGTAGAGATTACATGTATGAAGCTAGTCCGGGTCCAGGCGTTCCTTTAAACATCATATATAAGAATGATAACTTAGGAAATTCCAGCAACAACACTGGGTTTTTCTTTTATTTCAAACAAGGTATATTACAAAATCAGGATTTTGTATTTGATGAAAGCGTTCCTAATAATTTAGCAAGCATTAATGTAGACAACATTAACAATTCTGACGTTTGGTTATATCAAACAAATAATTTTGGAATTTTGTTAGACGAGTGGAATAAAATACCTGCGGTTGTGGGCACAAACATCATATACAATAATAATGCACCTAAAAAGAGTTTTCAAATTAATTCTCGTGCAGGGGATCAAATTGATTTGGTATTCGGTGATGGCACGTTTGCCGAAGTTCCAGTGGGCAGTTTCAGAACTTATTTTAGAACAAGTATAGGATTAAACTATACAATTACGCCGGATGAAATGTCTAATATTAGTTTATCTATACCATATATCAGTAAATCAGGTAAAATTGAAACTATTACAGTTGTAGCAAGTTTAAAGTATACTGTAGCAAACGCAATTGCTAGAGAAAGTTTGACTGAAATAAAAACAAAAGCTCCGCAACTTTATTACAGTCAAAATCGTATGATAAATGGGGAAGATTATAACACTTTTCCATATAGCAATTATAGTACCATCAGTAAAGTTAAAGCAGTTAACAGAACTAGTAGCGGTGTTAGTAGATACTTGGATGTTCTTGATACAACCGGAAAATACAGTAGTACTAATATTTTTGCTGAAGATGGTATAATTTATAAAGAAGATTTTTTGCCTAGTTTTACTTTTACATTCACAACTACTTCAGACATTAATAGAGTTATCGAAAATCAAGTTTTGCCTTTAGTGCGTGGAAAACCTATCCTTCATTTTTATTATGAAAATTTTTCTAGGTTTAATTTAAATTTGGCGTGGACTAAGATAACCACAGGATCTAACTCATCTACAGGATATTTTGGAAATCAAGTTGCCGTCGGTATAGGTGTAGCGCCGCCAAATAATTATATTACTGAAGGCAGTGTAGTTATTTTTAGCCCAGGCACGGGTAAGTATTTTAATTCAGCAAACGAAATAGTAGATTTACCCGCAAATGGACTCATACCTCAAAATGGGCAATCTTTGTTGTATGCTACTGTGGTGCAACTTGTGGGATCAGGAAATCAGGGAGTATTATCAAATGGGCAAGGTCCGGTGACACTGAGTGAAAACATGCCAACTGGAGCTATTGCTATAAATGTTTTTCCTGCGTATAACAACAGTTTTACTAGAGATTTTAAAACTAAACTTATTAGTAATATTCAAAATTATTTAAATTTTGGTATCAGATACAGTCAAAATACAAAAACCTGGGAAATAGTTGATAATGTAGACTTAAATTTAACAAGCCCATTTAGCTTAGAATTTCAAGGTGATACCACAGGGCAATCAAGAGATTCCAGCTGGTTATTGGTGTTTACCGTTAATAGTGCTACATATACTGTTCAATCTCGGGGATTAAACTTTATATTTGAAAGTGTTAGAGAAACACAATTTTATTTTGAAAATCAAAATAAAATTTTTGATCCAGTAACGGGATTTACAGTAAATGATAGTATCAACGTATTAAGGATAAATGGCAATGCTAACACTGGACAACCGTTGCCAGAAAATTATCTTTGGTTTGTGTATGATCAGATTGTAGAAAGTGATGGGTTTGTTGATGCTAGTAAAGTATTAGTGACTTATAGTGATCAAAATGATAATGGTGTTCCAGATGATCCTGATATTTTTCAAAATCTTGTTATGCCTATAAAAACTGTACTCGCTACTGCTGTTCTATTTACTACCGTCTCCGGACAACGAGTTTATACACAATATTTGAAGCTTTTTCAAAACGGGCAAATTTTTTATGATTCCAGCACTGAAATCTACTATGAATTAAGTATTAACCCAAATATTTCGTTGTCTGCTATTACTGAAGCAGAGGCAACTAGAAAATTTGTGTTTTTTAAATCTGTAAATGGATATAATAATTTTATCACCTATGAACCTATTGAGCCTGGAATTGTAAACGTAAGTTTTTCTATTAGATCAACCATAGTGGCAAATATTAATAATTACGAAATAGGGCAAGTATTTTATGCTTGGAAAGATAACGCTTTTTATCAAATACAAACAACAGGCACTAGTAAAAATTTAGTAACAATTACAGACTATAGAGTAAGAATTGGTAGACCAGATTTATATTTTCAATACAAACATAATGCTCCCGGAAATAGAAGAATCGATCCTAGTCCCAGTAATCTAATAGATTTGTATATTTTAACCAAGGAATATGAAACAGCATATAGATCTTGGGCCATAGACACTACCGGCACAGTGCAGGAACCGGAAAAAGAAACATCAGAAACTTTGAAATTATCTTTTGGCGATTTAGAAAATTATAAAGCACTAAGTGATGCATTGATTTACAATCCTGCCAAATTTAAACCTTTATTTGGTAACAAAGCAATTCCTGAATTACAAGCAACTTTTAAAGTTGTTAAAAATTCTAATATTAATTTAACTGACAGTGAAATACGCAGTCAAGTTCTCACATATATTAATGCCTTTTTTGCTTTGGGAAATTGGGATTTTGGAGAAACATTTTATTTTACTGAACTGGCTACCTACATTCAACAAGGGCTAGCTCCTAATATAAGCAGCATATTAATTGTCCCCAATAGCACTAATCAAATTTATGGATCTTTGCAGCAAATAAGCTGTGAACCAAATGAAATATTAATCAGTGCTGCAACTGTGGAAAATATAGAAATAATTCCTGCAATTACTGCATCCTTGTTAAACCTCCAAACAAACGCGGTAAATAGTATAATTACTTGATGAAATAATATGGCCAACACTAAGACAGTAAATTTTTTACCAGCAGTTTTTCAGACTGAAACAAATAAAAAGTTTTTAAATGCTACCTTGGATCAGTTAGTAACTGAGCCCAATCTTGTAGCTATAAATGGCTATGTGGGAAGAAAATTTGCTCCTGGATTTGAAAATATATCTACGTATATCATTGAACCCACTGCAACAAGAGCAGATTATCAATTAGAACCTGCTTACATTGTTAAAAATTCTGTCACAGACACCGTAGAATATGTAGTTACCTATCAAGAACTATTAGATAAAATTAACTATTTCGGTGGTAATGTAGACAATCAAGACACTTTATTTCAAAGCGATTACTACAGTTACAATCCTCGAATCAATGCAGATGCTCTTATAAATTTTGGAGATTACTATTGGATACCTAATGGTCCTACTCCGGTGTTAGTGGGAGCAGGTCAGGTTCAAATTGAGAGAACATTTTATGTTTATCCAGAAGCAAGTTTAAATGTTTACAATCTGAGTGGATTTGGAACTACACCTAATCCTGACATAATTTTAGCCAGAGGGGGGAATTATCAATTTAAAATTAATCAGCCTGGTAAAAAGTTTTACATTCAAACTTCGCCAGGATTATCGGGAGTCAGTGATCTAACAAACTTAAGTACCAGAGAGATTTTAGGTGTAGACGTTAACGGAGTTGAAAACGGTACACTGTACTTTAATGTTCCTATAGCAACTGCGCAAGATTTTTATATAAACATGCCTGTAGTGCAAACTATAGATTTAGTTAGTCCTGTTGCGTATAAAGATCTACAAGGTAAATTTTTATCAGAAATTAAAAGTTTATATAATGGAATCGACGGGCAAGTCTCTAATCTTAACGGCAAATTTGTAATTTTTGCAGTGTCAGGCAACAGTGATGCAGACTGGACTGCAAATAGTGTGACCGTTCCCACATCGCAGCGATACGGTATTTGGAACATTATATTAACACCGTCGGGTAATGATTTTATAATTAATCTTGCATATTATGCAAATATTCCAGTAAACAATAAAGTCATTGTTTTATCGGGAATTGAATATGGTAATACTGAATGGTTTAAAAATATAGATATAGTGTTAGAAAAAATTCCAGTTATAACTGCCCCGTTAGATACCCTTTACTATCAAGACAGCGAAGATGCAGCTCAATTTGGAATTATAAGAATCGTTGATTCTTCGACTAGTTTAATTAACATTAATACAGAAATTTTAGGTAAAACTAATTATGTAAGCCCTAATGGTGTAACATTTACTAACGGTCTTAAAGTACGATTTGATGATAAAGTTTTGCCCGCGGACTATCAAAATAAAGAATATTATGTAGAAGGGGTAGGCACTGCAATAAGATTAATAGCAGTAGACGATCTTATAGTAGGGTATTCGGGAACTATCACAACTTTTGAACCCAGTAATTATTTTACTTTGTACAGTAATGTATCATTGAATTCTGCAAGAGATCAACTTAGAATTAAGTCAACGGATTTGGCTAGTCAACCTAATCTTGCAATTGGCAATTTTCCAAATAACATTAACAATAATTATATAGTTGAGCAGCAAATTGATGTTACAATACCTCTGAGAGCAGGAAAAAATCAACCAGGCGAACATGAAGATTTTACTTTTAGTAATGCCACAGTGGCAGTGACGCTACCAGGTATTCCAATCAAAGCAATTAGTAATGGAGCTTATGTTCCTGCCAGCGACGGATCGAAATGGTATTATGATACAAATACAGTAAATATAAATGGTCGAGACCAGTATGGTGGAAATGTTTTTGACTTTGGAGAATATGCTTACACCAATGGCAACTTTATTAGTGGTAATGCTTGGGCTAACGTATCGGGGTTTGAAAACGGATTTGTTGGCACAAACGGTCACAGTAAAATAATAGGCATAGCTTTAGACGGGTATCCTATTTATGGTCCTTATGGGTACACTAGTCCGTTAGATAGCACAAGTGGTATAAGAAAATTAAATAGTGGATACATTTTTAGTGATTCAATCAATTCAATTTATAGACCCCCTTCAATAAAGGTAACTTTAACAGCAGAAATAGTCAATAGTTCAACTATTAGTGTTTCGTCTACTAACGGACTTAATCCTGGAATGTCTATTAGCACTGTTATCATTAATGGTATAATTCAATCACTGCCTAATAGATATATCATAAACAATGCATTAAAAACTGCCGAAGGTTTATCGAATTATCCTGGTAATTTCACGGTCTTGTTAAACGGAAACGTGACCTATCCAGCAGGAACTGAGATAGTATTTTCTTTTGCACCAGGTTCTTTTATTCAAGACTATATTCATCAGACACTTGTAGATCCGTCGGCAGTCACGGATTTAGATATTTACAATGGTAGATATTGTGTTACTCCTGAATTTCCAAATGGTACCTATGCTTATTTTGTGACTGATTTTTATCCATATGTTGTTGGGCCGAAATTTTACGGTAGTACATTTTTAGATATAGATCCATCTCTGGCAGATCCGGATTATATTCTTATTAGCAGAGCAAGTATTGATTTAAACCCTTGGACAAGACGCAATCGTTGGTTTCATAAATCTGTGTTAGAAGCTACAACTGCTTATACAAACATTGAACAATCTATTATACCCCAAGCAAGAGCAAAACGCCCTATTATTGAATTTGACGCAGACTTGCAATTAATAAATTTTGGAAGGAAAAGCAAGCAACCGGTTGATTTATTTGACACTCAGTTCACTAATCCATTTCTTAGTGTCCAAGGCCAGTTAGAAGGATTTTTTATAGACGGTATCAAATTAATTCAAGGAATGAGAATAATTTTTTCTTTAGATCAAGATCCTTTGTCTAAAGGTAAAATTTATGTAATTGATTTTGAAAATATCGATGATACTGGCAATAAAATAAAATTAATTGAAGCAAATGACACAGTTGTCGATGAATTTTATGCGGTTAGTGTTCTAAATGGCAGAAATAATCGAGGAAAAACTTATTGGTATACCGGTGCTGTTTGGAATTTAGCACAGCAAAAAACTAGTTTGAATCAACCTCCTTTGTTTGATGTATTTGATGAGGACGGAGTTAGTTTCAGTGACATTTCAAAATATCCATTAATTAATTCAGAATCTAATTTTACAGGCACTAAAATTTTTAGTTATAAAATTGGCTCAGGGGCGGCGGATCCAATTCTGGGGTTTAGTTTAGCATACAAAAATTTTAATAACATTGGCGACATTGAGTTTTATAATGATTTTGATAATCAAATATTTGAATATAAAATTGATAAAACAAATTATAGAAAAAACGTCAATGTAGGTTTTTTACATAAAAATAATGACGATGCGGGATTTTCAAAAGTCAATGGTTGGACTAACAGTAACAGTCAAACAAGACAAATGCAAAATTTTGCATTTACATTTGATGGTATTAATAATAATTTTCTAATAGATGTTAGCCCGGAATTGCCAACTACCAGACCTAATTTTACGGTTTATATTAATTTTAAAAAACTAGATTCGAATAGTTATCAACTTTACAACATACCTGGCAATCAAATTCAGTTAATTATTAAACCCAATCGCATGACTAAAGGCAGTCGTGTCGATGTATTAGTCTATAGCAATCAAGTTAGTAAATTTGCGTTTTATCAAACTCCGGTTAATTTAAATCTTAATGCACAAAATCAAAAACTAGAATCGCCAACTTTAGGCGAAATGAGAAACCATATAGGTGAATTAGCACAAAACAATTTACGATTTTTGGGGGATTATCCTGGAACAAGTAACCTCAGAGACTTGTTTGTTGAAAATCAACCTGGCACAATTTTAGAACAAAGTGCCCCGTTAAGTTATGCTATGTTGTTTTTATGCAGTGAAAAATTTAATTTTTATAATGGGTTAAATTACGCATTACTTGAATACACTAGATTTAAAAACAAATTTATTAGCCTTGCAGGATTAATGCAGAATATAAATTCAGCTGATCCAATTGGTGCAGTTGATACTATTATTAAACAAATCAATATCATTAAGGATAAAACTTTTCCATGGTATTATAGTGGAATGGTTCCTTACGGCGACAATAAAACAACTATTCAATATCAAATTTTTAATTCGTTACAAAGAAATTATGAAATATCTACAATTTATGATCCAACCGAATTAAACAATAAAGCAATACTTGTTTACTTAAATAGCGAACAATTATTGTATGGCCGAGATTATGAATTTTTAACTACAGGGCCCGGCATCACAATTAAAGATAACGTAGTGTTAACCATTGATGATGTTTTAGATATAATAGAATATAATAACACCGACGGAAATTGGATTCCCGAAACTCCAAGTAAGTTAGGCCTTTATCCGAAATTTCAACCTGAAATTTATATAGATTATACATATTCTCAACCTACTACATTTATTAAAGGGCATGACGGAAGTTTGACTCCTAGTTTTGGAGATTTTAGAGATCAAATATTACTAGAACTTGAAAAAAGAATTTACAACAATATCAAAACTGAATACAGTGATAAACTGGTAAATTTATATGATAGTATACCTGGCAAATTTAGATCTACCGGTGTTAATTTAAATGAATTCGATCAAATTTTAAGTAAATTTTATTTAAGATGGGCATATCTTAATAATTTTAATTATACTAACAATGTCAGTTATGAAAACGATTCTCCCTTTACTTACAATTATTCTGGAAGTTTAGACATAATTGACGGTGATAATTTACCAGGGTCCTGGAGGGCTTGTTATAGATATTTTTACGACTGTGAAACTCCACATTTAACACCATGGGAAATGTTAGGATTTAGTGAAGAACCAAGTTGGTGGCAAGACGAATACGGACCATCTCCATATACTTCTGGTAATAAGATTCTTTGGACTGACTTACAAAATGGTTATATTGCACAGGGAAGCAGACAAGGTACCGATCGACGATTCGTTCGTCCTAATTTACTAAATTTTATTCCTGTCAATGACAACGGGCAACTACTAACACCGTTAGGTGTTATTACAAACAGATTCGATTCTAGTACATTTGATAGAAGTTGGTCTGTTGGGCAAATGAATCCTATAGAAACTGCATGGCGTAAAAGTAGTGAATACCCTTTTGCAGTTCAATTTGCAATGGCACTGATAAAACCAGCAAAATATTTTTCCTACGGTATTAACACAAACAGTTATCGGTATAATGCGGATCTTGATCAATATTTAATTAATATTAACAATCAAAGGTTAAATCAACAACTAATTGCTGTTAATGGACCAATTGAAAACGGTGTTGTGAACAGAAATACAGGATATATTAATTGGATTGGCGATTACCTAATAGGCCAAGGTGCTAATAATTTGTCAGAGTTAACACATTTTGTAAAAGATTATAATTTGCAATTAACTTATCGTATAGCGGGATTCAGTGGAAAACAATATTTAAAAGTTTTAGCAGAACAAAACAGTCCTTCTAGCACCAATACAAATATTATAATTCCTGATTCAAATTTTGATTTAGTATTGCATAAATCTGCGTCATTCCAAAATGTAAGATATAGTGCAATGATCATCGAGAGGGTTCAGAATGGTTTCAGAATTTCGGGTTATGATCCTGAAAATTCCTTTTTTACTATAGTCCCTCCGATGACAACAGGTAAAAAATCTGCTATTAAGGTGTTAGACCGCGCAGTTGATTATTATTCAGAATTCACAAATTTTAAACTTGATATTCCTTATGGAACAGAGGTACAAACTTTGCAACAAATTGCAAATATCATCTGCGGATACGAAAGATATTTGTTATTGCAAGGATTCAGATTTGGATTTTTTGATGATACGTTAGGACAAATCAAAAACTGGAGTCTTAGTGTTAGAGAATTTTTGTTTTGGGCTCAACAAGGGTGGAGCAATAATAGCGTAATAACATTGAGTCCTGCGTCGAATTATTTAAGTTTTTACAATTCTACCGCTGCGGTAGACACCATTTCTAATCAAGTTAATGGTAGTAAAATAATAGATCAAAATTTTAAGATCGTGGACTCTGGAAAATTTTCAGTAAATAGGGAAAACGGTTATTTGTGGTTACAATTAGCAAGCACAACCGATTTAATTGGTTTTGTTTCCCTGGACGTGGTGCAGTATGAGCATGCACTAGTATTTGATAACAAAACCGAATTTAACGATATAATCTATGATCCTATTTCTGGACAACGACAATACAGATTAAAATTAGTGGGATATAAAACCGGAGATTGGACAGGCGCACTAAATCCCAATGGTTTCATATATAGTCCGCCAACCGTAGATTTATGGCAAATGAATAAAGATTATCTCCGCGGAGATCTAGTAGAATATAAAAGTTTTTATTATACAGCCAGTTCTAACTTACCCGGATCCCCCACATTTGATTTCAAATCTTGGATCCCAGTAGATAAAAACAAAGTTAAATCTGGTCTTTTGCAAAACTTTGCCAAAAATGCACAAGTTGGCGAAACTTTTTATCGAGTCGAGGGAATAAATTTAGAAAGCGAATTTGACAAATATTCATTGAGCCTAATAGGGTTCAGGAATCGTAGTTACTTGTCTGATTTAGGATTAAATGATTCCAGTCAGGTGCAATTTTATCAAGGATTCATAAAAGAAAAAGGCACTTTAAACTCTATCAATGCCTTAGGTAGTGTATCGTTAGGAAGACAAGATTCAAGAGTTGATGTGTTTGAGGAATGGGCTTTCAGAGTAGGAAGCTACGGAAGTTTAAACACAAATCAATCTGTTGATATTGTATTATATGAAAATTATACATTAAGTAATCCTACAAGTTTACAAGTCAATGATAGCACATCTGTAATTTACAATTCGTTACAAGAAGAAAAAAATGGACTATACAAATATACTAAATTGCCCTGGGGAAGTCCATTTTTAATTAACAGAAACATTAATAGTAATTATATAGGCGATATACAGACAGCAGGTTATGTGAATTTAGAAGATATCGATTATACAATATTTGATTTAAATGATACTGCTAAATTAAATGTAAGTTTGTCGTCTATAGGAACAGGGTCTGTAATTTGGGTAGCCAAAGATTATAATCAAAGATGGAATGTTTATCGAGTAAATGAATCTTCTGCAAAAATAATAAGCGTAACTAATGCGTTGAATCAAAGAATTTTAATCACAACTGACAGGTCTCATGGGCTATCCTTAGATGACACAGTAATGCTATCAAATTTAAAAAGATTTAATGGATTTTATAGAGTTACTGCTGTAAACGGTTTAACACAGTTCACAGTAACCGTAGTAGTTAATTTGTCGGGTTTTAGTACCAGTTCAGAAAATGGTGTTTTACAAAAACTTGTTAGCTTGAAAATTGAAAGGCAAACAGATATTGATTCTATTAAACCACTTGCAGGGTGGGTAACAGAAGATAAAATTTGGGTTAATCAATATAACTCTGACAAAAACTGGGCTGTATATGAAAAATCTCAACCCTGGGTTTACGATATTGCACTTCCTAAATCTATTTTAGAAAATAACAGTGCTTTTGGAACAGCAGTTGCAATTAGTAGTGATAATAAATTTGTAATTGCAGGCATGCCAGGATATAACAATAATGTTGGCGCTATTACTAACTATGCTATTAATTATGCAGACGATCTAGTAGAAAATTTAACACTATCTACATTTGCAAATAATGCTTTGGGGTTAGGATCTAGCGTAGATACCGGTATTGATTTTGTAGTATCAGGTGCGCCCGATAGTGATAATTCCATTGGTTATACTTTTGTTTATATCAAAGATGAATTTGGATCAATAACTGAAACTCAAATTTTACGACCAAATGTAAACACTACAGGAAAGTTTGGTTATAGTATATCAATGAGTAATGATGATCGTTGGTTATATGTAGGTGCACCACAAGACGATAAGATTTATGTTTATGCATTGAATGTAAATCGTTTAGTTGCTAACACAAGTTTTGTAGCAGATGGTACATCGTCAAATTATATTTTATCTTTCGCACCAGACGACGCAGAAAGTATTATTATTAATTCTGCAACACAAACTTTTGTTCCGTATAAAGATTATTATGTAAATGAGTCTGAAATAATATTTCAGACTGCGCCTGCAGCAGGGACTATGACCGTAGTTCAAAAAGTTGGGTATAAGTATTTCACAGAATTAAATGGGACACCAGGATCAGAATTTGGTAAAAGTATAACTACCACAATAGCAGGTGATCAAGTAGTTATAGGGGCACCCAAAGCAAACATCACAATAGCTGCAAATACTTATGTGAACACTGGTGAAATACAAATTTATGATCGCAGTATTGATAGTTTTTTAGTACAAACCGACGATCAAATTAATTTTCAAATAAGAAATACTATTTCTGCATTTACAAGAGTATTCATTGACAATGAAGAAAAGTATAATGGAGTTGATTGGGTATCTTTTGGTCCTTCAGTGATACAATTCATAATACCTCCTGGCATTGGAAAAATTGTGTCAATTGAAACAAATATTTTCAGTTTAATAGAAAAAAACAATTCTTCAAACCCTACACAACTACAAGAATTTGGATTTAGTGTGGATATTTGTAATAATAGCTGCAGCATTTTTGTAGGAGCACCATTTAATTCTTCTGTTAACTTGTTTAATGGTTGTGTATATCGATTAGTTAATAAAGGCAAAGCATACGGCAATGTGACAGGAACTATACAAAATCCTACTATTTCTAGTGGCGATAGTATAAGAATCAATAATTTTCTTGTTAGTTTTTCAGGCACAACTTTAACTAGTGTGGTTAATTCTATTAATGAGTTAAACATACCAGGTGTTATTGCCAGTAATGTAAACGGATATTTGACATTGTCTAGTGCTAGTGTAATCAGTGCAGATAAATTAAAAATATTACCAGGTCAAGGAAATGTACTGACAAATCTGGGAATAACAGTTTTCGAACAAGTTGAGGTTATTAACAATCCTTCTATCAAATCATATGACTATTTCGGAAAAATAGTAAAAAATAGTAACAATACACAAACATTAGCAGTAGCAAGTGATAGCGCAGCTACATTAGAGACTACTACATTTGATATAACATTGGATTTAGAAACACTTTTTGATAGCAACAGTACAGAATTTAAAGAAATAGTGTCCGACAGTGGCGCAGTTTGGATTTTTTCATATTTAGGCGATAATAGGCAGTCTATCGCACATCCTGGAATTTATACATTTATTCAACAGCTTACACCGACGGTAGTAGGATCGTCATTAAAAACAAATGACAGATTTGGTAGTGCAGTTGATTTTGTTAATACCAAAATGATTGTTGGTAGTAAACACAATAGCAGACAAGGATTTAACACTGGACGAGTGTTTAAGTTTGACAATCCCAATGCGTTGTTGGGTTGGGACATAATCAGATCGCAACAGCCAAAAGTAGACATTGATTCTTTAGTTAAAGCTTACATTTATAGTCGAACTAATCAAACAATAACGTATAATTTAGATTTTATAGATCCTGCAAAGGGTAAAATATTAGGATTGGCTGAACAAGAAATTGATTATAAAACAGATTACGATCCTGCAGTTTATAATAATGTATCATTAAATTCTTTAGCAAAAAATAATACGTTGTATTGGTCGAATGAACAAACGGGCCAAGTTTGGTGGGATCTGAGTACTGTAAGATATATAGATTACGAACAAGGGTCTATAGAATATCGTGCAAATAATTGGGGACAAACTTTTCCTGGTAGTTCGATTGATGTTTATGAATGGGTTGAAAGTTTATATCCACCTAATCAATATATTGCCAACGGTGGCAACGGGGAGCCTAAATATCCCAATAACGAAGCATACGTTACGGTTACGTATGTGGATCCTACTAGTAATTTTACAAGCGTAAAATATTATTTTTGGGTTAAAGATAAAAACATTGTAACAGATTTTAGTAAACAGCAATTACCAATATCAGCAGTTGCTAGTTATATCAGAGATCCCAAATCTAGTGGTGTAAAATTTTATGCTGCATTAAGGGACGACAGTGTTGCAATTTTTAATATGGTGAATGAAACAGTAGGAGATGAAACAATATTTCATTTAGATTATGCTACTTTATTAAACAGTAACATAATACATAATGAATATGCATTAGTTTCTGAAAAAGGATCTAAGTCAAAAGAAATTCCTTCATCGATATACAATAAATTAGTAGATAGTATTAGTGGAGTAGACCTGTTCGGAAATCCAGTCCCAGATCCTACTTTAGCAGTACAAAATAGATATGGAACTGCATTTAGACCGAGACAAAGTTTAATTGTTAATAGAGATCAAGCAGCAAAAAATATTTTTGACTATATAAATAGTATCTTAAAGAAAAATTTAATTGCACAAAATTTTAATATTTCAGGTTTGAGTAGTGGTGAACCTATTCCGTCTGCTAATTCAGGTGAGTATAATTTAGCAGTAGAAAATCTTGAAAGTTTAAGTTTTGTTAATATTCTATTAGAACCTATCGGCTACAAAGTTTTAGTAAAAAATGATAGTTCAGTGGATAATTTGTGGACCATTTATATTAAAGACAGAGAAGTCGTTAATTGGACAGCAAACACATTTTTCAAAAAAGGTACTTACTTATTTTATCTACAAAGGGCTTGGCTAGTTGATCAGGATTTTACTAGTGGTTTAGAATTCAACAGCGAAAATTTAACTACTTACCGCCCTCAAAATGTTTGGAATTTGATTCGTGTTCAAAGTTATAATTTGACAGAATATTGGCAATATATAGATTGGTATGCAGATAATTTTGATAATACTGTACAACCAACATATACTATAAACAATTCTGCAGAAATTTCCAAACTTACTATGCGTTCGGGAGACTTAGTTAAGATTTTAGATAATGGACGTGGTAATTGGTTTATTATACAAGTTTTTCCAAATCAAGTTAATACTGTAGCAATTCAAAACGGTACCATACAATTCACTGAAAATCTTTGGGAACTAGCCAAATACAACATGGGATTTGGTCAGGATGACTTTGATACTGGAAGATTTGATCAAAATCCCAGTATTGAAACAAGAGAAATTTTTAATATAATTAAAAATAATATTTTCATTGATCAACTTGACAATAATTTTGTTAAATTGTTTTTTGTTATTATAAACTATATCCTGACAGAACAAAAATATGTAGATTATGTATTCAAAACAAGTTTTGTTACAGTTTTGCAAAAGATATTAGGATTAGTTCAACCTCAGATTTATAACAGAGAAAATCAAAATTTCTATGAACAATATATATCTGAAGTAAAGCCTTATAGAACCAGTATTAGGGAATACATTGTTGATTATGAAGGTTACGATAATTGGAATGGCTATGTCGCAGATTTTGATGTACCACCTTACTATGATCCAGTATTAAGATTAAGTAGAAGTCCTAGCGGGGAATTTATAGAAGATGCAAATGCATTACAGTTACCCCAATATAGAGACTGGTTATTAAACTACAGTTATTATATCGAAAGCATTGATATTGTAAACGGCGGTTCTGGTTATACTTTACCCCCAGTGGTAATAATTACCGGTAGTTCAATTGGAAATGATGCTGTAGCTAAAGCTTATATAACTGATGGAGTAGTAAGTAGAATTGACTTATTATATCCGGGGTCAAATTATATTAGCACTCCTGTTGTAACTTTAAAGGGCGGGAACGGAATAGGAGCAACTGCCCGTGCTAATTTACAAAATGATTTAGTGCGCAATCTTAAACTTAACATTTTGTACGACAGATATACCTACAGTACTTCAGTATTAGAATGGCAACCTAATACTGCATATAACCAAGGACAAGTCCTTAATTATAACGGTACAGCCTATATTGTTAATTCAACAAATTATGTGTCTGACAGTGCTTTTAATCTCAGTGATCTTACTGTATACACCGTGGATAAGTTTTTAACAGCCAATGATAGAATACAGGCCTATTATCAACCTGAATTAGGAGAACCTGCAAAAATATTTTCTCTTTTGCAGCAAGGCATAGACTATCCTGGAGTACAAGTGCAAGGGCCATTGTATACGGATAGTGGTGGCTTTGACACTTCAGGTTTTGATAGCATTATTTTTGATCCATTTGAATTAGATTCAGATGGTACTTATGTTATCAGTGATGCGATTCTAGATGCAAAAATTAGCAGCGATTTCAATGATACCAGTTTAGGTATAAGACCCGAGGATATCGTTGTTGATGGTGGCCCGTATGTATATGACACATTCCGAGATTGGACTGCTAACACAGCATATCAAAAAGGCGATTTAATTACCTACAATAATACTGTTTATTATACTATACAAGATTATACTAGCAATACTTCGTTTGCTACAGCTAATTTGGCAGTATATGATGTAGGGCCATATGCGAGTCATGCACCCGAAGAATTAATTCCTGGCAGAGTGTATGATACTTTAGAAATGACAGTTTACACCATAGCTGCAGATCCTATTTCGAATGTCTATATACAATGGCAAGCTAACAGTGGTATTGCTGTGGATTACATTCAAATAGCCTACGTCGGCCTAGGCTATGATCCTGGCAATGTATTTGTAACTGTGTCGGGCGGCGGCGCAGCACTAGATGCACAAGCACAAATTTTATTAGACAGTAACGGTAGTGCCGTAAGTTTTGAAGTTTATGAACCTGGTTACGGATACACAACCACACCAAATATTGTTATTGTAGGATCTAATTTAGAACCTATTATCGCAACGGCAGTAATGAAATTAACTAATGCTCCTTCCAGTTCGGATCCATATCCTTTAATGACTTATAAAATATTCAAGGATATGAATGATAACTATACATACCTAAGAGTAGATCAATCGGCAGCTACAACATTATCTGCTAATTTAGGTTTAACTGATCCCTTAATATACGTTTCAGACGCAAGTAAATTACCTGAACCTGCTGCAGCAGGCGGTGAACCCGGTGTTGTGTTTATTAACGGTGAACGTATTGTTTATTATTATAAAGATAACGTATCCAATACTTTAGGACAATTACGAAGAGGAACTAATGGAACCGGGGCAATAAATCATTACATTGGTAATGTAGTTTATGATGCAGGGCAAAATCAGACAGTAATACAAAGTGATAATTATCTTTGGTATCCAGGATTAACTGCTACAGGAACCGTAAATTTATCAGCTACCAGTAATTTAATGATTGGTACAGGCACTGCATTTACAACTGAACTAACTGTTGGTGCTAATGTTTTTGTCAGTGACGGCAGATATATCGGCCAAGTTTCCAGAATTAACAGTGATACTTCGGCAAGAGTGATTAGTCCTGTTGGATTTAACGCTAACACAGTAAGTTTTGAATACGCTGCTAATATCACAAAAACTACCACTTCGTCAAACACATTCACTTTTTATAGTAATACAGGGTATGTACGTAGTAACTTATGGTATAGTAGGTCTAATGCTGCTATCACAACTGAAGATAATGATATTTTAACAACAGAATCTGGAAATATATTAATTATTGATGGAGAATATCCTACTAACGGATCTGGCTTGTTTAACAGTAATACCATACAAGTTAATTTCTTAAAACAAGGATTATAAATGTCACAGCCAATAAATATTAAAAAGGGTAAAAAATGATCAAGTTTACAGAATTAGAAGAAATAAGCTCGTCGCTACTTTTGGCAAATACCACTGCTATTATTCCAGTTACTACAGGGAATGCCAGTTTTGATACTTATAAAGCTAATCTTTCTTCCATTGGGACATATATTCTTGCAAATGTCAGTTCTGTAAATGCAAATAATATTACATTTACATCTACCTTAACTGGGAACAATATAAGTTCGAATACCATCGCAATTTCGGGAAATATAACCGCAGGAAATATCAGTGTTGTGACAGATATAACGACGGGTACAAGCACCGTAACTCAAAAAATTACTACAGCAAATATTGAAACTACTGCCCTTACTGTAACATCTAATGTGTCTGCTGGGAATATCGTAAGTCAAACAGCAAACATCACTTCTACTTTATCAGCAAATGTAATCGCTGCTTCTGGTAATGTAAGTGCAGCAAATTTAAGTGTAAATTCTAATACTGTTGTAGGTAATTCATTTTTTACTAACAAATTATTATTAGGTAATTCTACCACTGACACCATTAATAGTTCCGATACTACAGCAGACCCCACAGTTACAGTGACAATCATTGATACCACCGGAGGAGCTCTATCTGCTACTTTGGGCTCCGCGACTACAAATGGAATGATTAAAACTTTTCATATGGTAACCGACGGTGGAGATTTAACGTTGACAGTTACTAATGCAGGGTGGAACGGCGGTGCAAGTGGAACAATTACTTTTGATAGGGAAGGTGATGGCTGTATTTTAATATTTCTTTCCGGTAGATGGTTTATGATTGGTAATAATGGAACAGTAACCGCTTAACCAGGAAAAAACATGATAAATACTGACAACGAAAACAATTTGGAAAAGCAATCTGAGAAAAAAGAAAAACCGGACGATTTTTCCAGTATGTATATTAGAAATTTTTTAAAAATTTCAGATCCCGAATCGGGCGAAACAATTTTAGAGACTGCAAATTAATGGATTATTATGTTAGATAAACAAAATACAATTGCCCAAGGCCATGTAAAAATTTGGAATCCAGAAACTGGACAAATTTTTGTAGATAAAAACAATGCTATCCATTATGAAAATATGAGTGAAGCATTGGCCCAAAGTATCGCAAACAAAGGTATAGGATTCATTAATCAAATGGCTTTTGGAAATGGTGCAACAGCCGTAGATAGTACCGGTGTTATAACATATCTACCAACAAACACATTTGGGCAAAGTGCTAGTTTATACAATCAAACCTATGCTAAAGTGGTGGACAATACCAGTGCATTGAATATTGATCCAGCAAGAAATTTTATTGAAATAAGACACACTCCTGGAACTATATATTCGGATATTTTTGTAAGTTGTTTACTGGATTATACTGAGCCTACAGGACAGCAGGCATTTGATAATAGTGCTACCATGAATGGAACGTATGTTTTTGATGAATTGGGTTTATTAAGCGAAAGCGGAAGATTATTAACACATGTTATTTTCCATCCTGTTCAAAAAGCTTTAAATAGACTTATTCAAATTGATTATACAATAAGAATTCAA